TTGCTGCCCTTACTGAACTAATGGTGGAGTGTGAATTCAAATGACCAAACAACATCAAGTAAAAGCAAAGTGGTATTATGTTTTCTGGGGTGCTATGGCAGTTGCTGTAGTTGGAGGTCAGATTTATGTTGGACTTGGTTATCGTGAGATGGCAAAGGCAACTAAATCAACTCAGATTCATGTCACCTGTGAACCACAATATATTCCTCCATACAATATCAACAATAAAACAAAAGGAGAATTTGAATGAATATCAAACTGTTTCGTATTCTGACTGGTGAAGAAGTGATTGCAGAACTTCTTTCTGAGGATGATAATTCTGTGACCATTCAAAATGGTCTAGTAGTTCTTCCCACTTCTTCTGGAACTGTTGGATTTGCTCCTTGGGCAACTGTGATTGATAGGGATAATCCTGAATTGGTAGTTTCTAAAAGTCATATTGTATACATTGCTTCAGTTGATCCTGCAGTAGAATCAAAGTATAATGAAGTATATGGTAGTAAACTGGTGACACCAGAGAAGAAGAAACTCATTATCTGATTTGAATTTTTTATTATGATTAACTTTGAATCTTTCAATTGGTCTGAAATTTTTGGAACTGCTGTTGCCTCTGAGGGTATGAAGAGAGCACAAGCAAGAGGACTTCGCACTGAAGTTATTGAACTGTCAATTGCAAAGCATAGTGACGGGCAACTGACTTATGTTGGTATGAATGATACTCTTGGACATGACTTTGTGACCAAAGATGGTCAACGTTGGGAATGTAAGTGTAAGGAGGGAATGTTCAATAAAAAAGTTCCTAATACTTCAGATATTATCCTTAAAAACTATGCTGGGAATAGGATTGAAAAACTGGAGCAAAAGTTCGACTACATGTTGCTTGTAGACACTAAAACTATGTCTGTTGCATATGCACCTTACGATGCAGTTGTAAAAACTATGAAGGTGAATGATGCTAATATTGTGACCCGTATTCATTACAACGATATGGAGTGGGTTTGTCAAAACATTCTTCCTAAAAAGAAGGACGACTTTTCCAAAGCACTTCAAAAACTTATTGAGGAGATTGTATAATGGCAAAAGCACAAAAAGATCCTTTGGCACAGTTTAAGACTCCCCTCAGATATCCTGGAGGCAAGTCTAGGGCATGTAAAAAGATGGATCAGTATTTTCCCGATCTGAGGAATTATGAGGAGTTTAGAGAACCATTTCTTGGTGGTGGTAGTGTGGCAATTCACATTACTAAGAAGTATCCAAATTTAAAGATTTGGGTCAATGATCTATATGAACCTCTTGTAAACTTCTGGCAGCAACTTCAGATGTTTGGTGTAGAGATGAAAGATGCTCTTACTGAAGAGAAGTTATCACATAGTGGTCTTGATGATGCAAAAAAATTATTTTTACAAGCAAAGGAGCAACTAAAAGATGTTAAAGTCGAATCCTTTCGTCGTGCCTGTTGCTTTTACATTGTTAATAAGTGCTCTTTTTCTGGTCTCACAGAATCCTCATCCTTTTCAAAACAAGCATCCATCTCTAACTTCTCAATCAGAGGAATTGAAAAATTACCTGGATACTCAAAAATAATTTCTAATTGGCGTATAACTAATTACTCCTATGATTATCTGATGGATGGAAACATGGGCGCTTTTGTGTACTTGGATCCTCCTTATGATATTAAGGATAATCTCTATGGGCATAAGGGATCAATGCATAAAGGATTTGATCACGATAAGTTTGCTGTTGATTGCAACTCTTGTTATATGCACCAATTAATCAGTTATAATTCTGATCAACTTATAAAAGATCGATTCTTGGGTGAAAAATGGAATACTGGTGAGTTTGATCTTACTTATACAATGAGGTCTGTTGGTGAATATATGAGAGAGCAAAAAGAAAGAAAGGAACTTCTTCTGTTCAATTATAATAAAAATTTGTTATGGAACTAAAAGACTGGTTGAATTCAATTAATTTCTCAAAGAAGAATCTCATTCAAGAAGATCCCTCTCTGAAGAAAGAGTATGCACCATATATTATCAATCGTTGTTTGTCTGGACACATTGATTGTGTGATGTTTGTCAATGAAATGAATAGGTATCATTTCTTAGATAAGGATATGCAATATGAGTTTTATATAAATATTCTGAGAAAGAGGAAGAGATTCTCTCCTTGGCTCCGTAAAGATAAGGTCTCAGATCTAGAGATTGTGAAAAATTACTATGGTTATAGTAATGAAAAGGCATCTCAAGCCCTGAAAATTTTATCCAATGAACAAATAAACTTTATCAAACAACGACTTGAAACTGGTGGAAAGAAATGACACAGACTATTGAACCTCAGGTTAATTGGTCTCAAGACCAAATGGTGGAGGTAAGGTTGAATGAACCTGATGATTTTTTGAAAGTTCGTGAGACTTTAACTCGTATTGGAGTTGCTTCTAGAAAGGAGAAAAAACTCTATCAATCTTGCCATATTCTTCATAAGCAAGGCAAATACTACATTGTCCATTTTAAGGAACTGTTTGCCCTTGATGGTAAGTATGCAAATCTTACAATTAATGATGTGCAACGCAGGAATAGAATTACTAGACTTCTTGTTGATTGGGGTCTGATTGATGTTGTAAAAGAAGATTCTATTCAGGATATTGCTCCACTCAATCAAATCAAAGTCCTTCCTTACAAAGATAAAAATGAATGGACTTTGGAACAGAAGTATAATATTGGTAAAAAGGGAAAAACTCAAGAAGTTGAATAAATAGTCTTGTGCCATTCGTGCGGCACTCTACAAAGTCGGAACACCCTAAAAAGAGGTTGGGTTTTTACCCCTCCTCTTTTTTTCGTTTCTTGTATAATTAGTATTGGATGCCGAAAGGGTCCACACAAAACAAACTCGCTTTTTAAGGAGCTACTATAATGACTAACCTCTCAAGGTATACTGCGTCAGATCTTTCCGCAATGATGGATAGGATTAACAAGTATAGTATTGGTATGGAAGGGTATTTTGATCGTATTTTTAATCTTCATGAAACTACAACAAATTATCCGCCCTACAATCTTATTCAGGTAAATAATGTAGAATCCCATTTAGAAATTGCTTTAGCTGGATTTAAAAAGGAGGAAGTACATGCGTACACAGAGTATGGAAAACTTTTTGTCGAGGGGCAAAAATCAGATGCCGACTCGGACAGGACGTTTATCCACAAGGGTTTGGCTCAAAGAAGCTTTAAACGAGCATGGACTTTATCCGACGACACAGAAGTGCGAGAAGTCACATTTGAAGACGGACTCCTCAGAATCATCCTTGGAAAAATAGTTCCAGAACATCATGCACGTAAGGATTATATCTAAATATAACTGAATATCGTCGGCGCACAGAGAGGCAACTGGCACAAACCAGTTGATGCCTCTCTTTTTTCATGCTAAAATAGTTAGGAGGTATGTTGTAAGTATGGCTGTAAAACTTTTGGTCCTTAAGTCTGGTGAGGACGTGGTAGCAGATGTTCATGAGATGGTTGTTCCTGGTACATCTGCTGAAGGGACTGGACAAGAAAATGAAAAGGTAGTTGGGTATTATCTTAAGTATCCATGTAGAGTTAGATTATATGGTGAAAAGATTGAGGATGATGGAAATAATAGATCTCCATTCAAAATGCAATTGACGCCATGGTCTCCTCTTAGTAAAGATGAGATGATCCCTGTTGTTGCAGATTGGGTGGTTACCATCACAGAACCTATTGATCAACTTAAAGAAATGTACGAAAAGGGAATTGAAAATTATGAAAAAAGAAAGACTCAAAGTATTAGTTCTGATGAACGACTCTCTGATTCTGAGTCAGATTGAAGAAGTATCCTCTGAACTTGGTGAACCAGATTGTAAACTGACTGAACCATTTGTGATCAATCAGCAAACTGGAGAACTGATTCCTTGGTTTGTTGATCTCACAAATCAGAATGAATTTATGATTCATTCTGATAAAATCTTGACAATTATGGATCCCAATAGTAAGTTTGTTGAAAAGTACGAAAATCTCCTGAAGGAATGAAGTTCTATACTAATGTTCAAATGGTTGGGGACAAGTTTCTTGTCCGTGGTTATGAAAATGGGAAGAGAGTTCAATATAAAGACGACTATATTCCCACTTTGTTTGTTCCTGCTAAAGGACAATCAAAGTACAAAACACTTGAAGGTGAATATGTAGAAGCAATTCAACCAGGAACAGTAAGAGACTGCAAAGAATTTTACAGTAAGTATGATGGTGTAGATGGATTCAAAATCTATGGTAATGAGAGATTCATCTATCAATACATTTCAGATAAGTATCCAGATGATGAGATCAAGTTTGACATCAAAAAGATGAAACTTGTGACCATTGATATTGAGGTTGCATCTGAAGAAGGATTCCCAGATCCAGATCATTGTTCTGAAGAGATGCTTACAATCTCTATTCAGGATTATGCAACAAAACAAATCACTACATGGGGAAGGAAACCTTATACACCATCTCAAGAAAATGTGAAGTATTTCTACTATGAAAATGAAGTAGATATGCTCAATTCTTTTCTTGATTATTGGTCGACTGATTATCCTGATGTGATTACTGGGTGGAATGTTCGTCTTTATGACATTCCTTATCTTTGTGGTCGTATTGATAGGATCATGGGAGAAAAGAAACTCAAGAACTTTTCTCCTTGGGGTTTGACTACAAGAAAAGAGATCACTATTTCTGGAAGAAAATTCAATATCTTTGATGTTGCTGGTATCACAACTCTCGATTATCTTGAACTCTATAAGAAATTTACTTATGTGAATCAAGAGTCATATAGACTGGATTATATTGCACAAGTAGAACTGGGACAGAAGAAACTAGATCACTCTGAGTTTGATACTTTCAAAGATTTCTATCGTGGGAATTGGAAAAAGTTTGTTGATTATAACATTATTGACGTAGAACTTGTTGATAGGTTGGAAGATAAACTTCGACTGATTGAACTTGTAATCACTATGGCATATGATGCAAAGGTAAACTTTGTAGATCCAATGTTCCAAGTTAGGTTGTGGGACACAATTATCTACAATTATCTAAAAAAGAGGAATATTGTAATTCCTCCAAAGGATGAAAGTGATAAGAGTGATAAGTTTGCTGGAGCATATGTAAAGGAACCAAAACCAGGAGTATATGATTGGGTGGTGTCTTTTGACCTTAACTCCCTATATCCCCACCTTATGATGCAATACAACATCTCTCCTGAAACTTTGCAGGAAGATAGGCATCCATCTGTAACTGTAGAAAAGATTCTCAATGAGAAGTTAACCTTTGAGATGTATAGTGATTATGCAGTTTGTGCCAATGGTGCAATGTATAGTAAAGAAAAGAGGGGATTTCTTCCAGAGTTGATGGAAAAGATGTATGCTGAAAGGAAGGCATTCAAAAAGCAGATGCTTAAGTCTAAGCAAAAACTTGTTGATATTGAAGCAGAATTGAAGAAGAGGGGATTGAAGTAGTGGGTTATTTGATTGGTGGTGCAGGTGAAGGACCAGAGGTAAAGATTGTTGAGTCTGATAAAGACTATAGTAAACTCTCTGATAAAGAATTGCTTGCCCTTAGGGATCAAACTGTGAAAGATATTGCAAAGTTCAATAACTTTCAGATGGTTCGTAAGATCTGTCTTAACAGTGCTTATGGTGCTATTGGTAATCAATACTTTAGATATTATAAACTTGCTAACGCAGAAGCAATTACACTTTCTGGTCAAGTTAGTATTAGATGGATCGAGATGAGGGTGAATGAATATCTAAATAATCTGTTAAAAACAGAAGATGTGGATTATGTCATTGCATCTGACACTGATTCAATCTATCTTAATTTTGGACCTCTTGTTGATAAATTTTTTGGTAATAAAGTTGACGACAAGGGCAAGATTGTTACCATTCTGGATCAAGTCTGTAAAGATAAGTTGGAACCGTTCATCGAATCCAGTTATCAGAAACTTGCGTCGTATGTCAATGCATATGACCAAAAGATGCAGATGAAGCGAGAGAATATTGCTGATCGTGGTATCTGGACTGCCAAGAAGAGATACATTCTTAATGTTTGGGACAGTGAGGGTGTTAGGTATGAAGAACCCAAACTCAAGATCATGGGTATTGAGGCAGTTAAATCATCAACTCCTGCTCCATGTAGAAGCATGATTAAAGATGCTCTCAAGTTGATGATGAGTGCTACTGAGGATGATGTGATTGATTATATTGATAATTGCAGAACCAAGTTTAGGAAACTTCCTCCAGAAGATATATCATTTCCAAGGTCAGTTTCAGATGTTGATAAGTACAAAGCAAGTTCAACAATTTACATCAAGGGAACTCCAATTCATGTGAGGGGAGCACTTCTTTTCAATCATCAGATTAAAGAAAAGAAACTTACTAACAAGTATTCACTAATCAACAATGGTGAAAAAATTAAGTTTGTTTACTTGAAAAAACCAAACCCCATATATGAGAATGTGATTTCTTTCATCTCTGAATTTCCTAAGGAACTTGGAGTTGACAGTTATATTGATTATGACCTACAATTTGAAAAGGCATTTCTTGAACCACTTAAAACAATCCTAGATGCTATTGGGTGGAAGATGGAGAAAACAGTAAACCTTGAATCATTTTTTCTATGAGTATTTTATTTCCAACTATAAAGGTAATATCAAAAGATTTAAAGATCTTGTCTATAAAAAATTTTTATAATATTAATTTTCTTAAAAGGAGAAAAATAAACAAAATATTGGAAAAAAATTATAAGAAATATAGATATGAAAGAGTTGGTTTTAATTTTGAATTGCATGATGAAGATGATAAATTTTTTTATAATTTAAAAAGAAAAATCATTAAAAAAACTATTAATATATTTGGGGATATGGAATTTAATTCTCCTCAAGATATATCTTGTTGGTGTTATAGGAGTACTAAATCGGATCATATCAGGGTATTTCATAATCATATGAATACATCAATAATCAATACTGTCTATTATTATCAGGTTAATAAAAATGATAGTATATCTTTTTTAGATAATGAAGGAAATGAATTTTTTCATAATTTGGATTGTGGTGAATTGTTGATTTTTCCTAACAATATAATTCATGCCCCAGATGAACCTCAAGGAAATAAAACTAGATATTCTATTAATATTGAATTGGTTCCTAAAAACATGAGAGCAGAAGAAATATTTAATTTGAGATTATTTAACTAATTGTTGAGGACTTTATTGGAATGGATTTTCTTAAAGATATTGTAAAAGAAATTGGTGATGACTTCACCAAACTCGCATCGGACATCGATGAAACAGAAACTTATGTTGATACAGGTTCATACATTTTTAATGCACTGGTTTCAGGTAGTGTATTTGGTGGTGTATCTGGGAATAAGATTACTGCTATTGCTGGAGAGTCTAGTACTGGAAAGACTTTTTTCTCTCTCGCAGTGGTTAAAAATTTTCTTGATTCTAATCCCGATGGTTACTGTCTCTACTTTGACACTGAGGCTGCTATCACTAAATCTCTGATTGAATCTCGTGGAATTGATACTTCTCGTCTTGTGGTTGTCAATGTTGTTACTATTGAAGAGTTTAGGGGAAAAGCACTCAAAGCAGTAGATATATACCTTAAGAAACCCTTAGAAGAACGCAAACCTTGCATGTTTGTGCTAGACTCTTTGGGAATGCTTTCTACTGAAAAAGAGATTACTGATGCATTGAATGATAAACAAGTTCGAGATATGACTAAATCTCAATTAGTTAAAGGTGCCTTCCGTATGCTTACTCTTAAGTTGGGGCAGGCAAACATTCCAATGATAGTTACCAATCACACCTATGATGTCATCGGAGCTTATGTACCAACTAAGGAAATGGGGGGAGGCAGTGGTCTCAAATACGCAGCAAGTACGATCATTTATCTCAGCAAAAAGAAAGAAAAGGATGGAACGGAAGTGGTCGGCAATATTATCAAAGCTAAGACTGCTAAGTCGCGTTTGAGCAAGGAGAATAAAAATGTGGAAGTACGTCTCTACTACGATGAGAGAGGACTGGACAGATATTATGGGCTTCTGGAACTTGGAGAACTTGGAGGTCTTTGGAAAAACGTTGCAGGAAGGTATGAGATTGATGGTAAAAAGATTTATGCAAAGCAAATCCTGAAAGAACCCGAAGTATATTTTACTGAAGAGGTGATGCAGCAATTGGATGAAATTGCAAAGAGTGAATTTTCATATGGTTCTGGTGTTTGATGGATAAAATTGAATTTTTAGTTCTTAAAAATCTAATTAATGATGAAAAATATTTAAGGAAAGTCATTCCTTTCTTAAAAAAAGAGTATTTTGAAGATACTAATTACAAAGTTGTTTTTGATGAAATTCTTTCTTTTGTGACTGAATATAATCAAACACCAACAAAAGAAATTCTGAATATTGAAGTAGAAAAGCGTAAAGATATCAATGAGGAATCTTACAAAGAGATTTCTCATTTGATTAGTTGTCTGGATGCAGATGTAGTAGAGTTTGAGTGGTTAGTTAATACCACTGAGAAATGGTGTAGAGATAGGGCAATATATCTTGCTCTTCTTGAATCCATTTCTATTGCTGATGGTGGAGACAATAAAAAGACTCCAGATGCCATCCCATCAATTCTCTCTGATGCTCTTGCAGTAAGTTTTGATAATCATATTGGACATGATTATCTTGAAGACTATGAATTGAGATATGAGGCATATCATAAAAAGGAGGATAAAATTGAATTTGATCTTGAATACTTTAACAAAATTACCAAAGGCGGTCTCCCTAACAAAACTCTTAATATCGCTCTTGCTGGTACGGGTGTCGGCAAGTCTCTATTCATGTGCCATGTGGCTAGCTCCGTCTTGCTCCAAGGGAGGAACGTTCTGTACATTACAATGGAAATGGCAGAAGAACGCATTGCTGAAAGAATTGATGCTAACCTCCTGAATGTTCCTATTCAAGATATTGGGGATCTTCCTAAATCAATGTTTGAAAGTAAGGTAACTAATCTTGCTAAGAAAACACAAGGAACTTTGATCATCAAAGAGTATCCTACTGCTTCTGCTCACTCTGGTCACTTTAAATCACTTCTTAATGAACTTGCACTTAAGAAGTCATTTAGACCTGATATCATTTTCATTGATTATCTCAATATTTGTGCTTCTAGTAGGTATAGAGCAGGAAGTAATGTGAACTCTTATAGTTACATCAAAGCAATTGCTGAAGAACTTCGTGGTCTTGCTGTGGAAGCAAATGTTCCTATTGTAAGTGCCACTCAGACAACTCGTTCTGGTTATGGATCTTCTGATGTGGAACTGACTGATACATCAGAATCATTTGGTCTTCCTGCTACTGCTGACTTGATGTTTGCACTGATTTCTACAGAAGAACTTGAAGATCTTGGACAAATTCTTGTTAAACAACTCAAGAACAGATACAATGATCCAACCATTCATAAGAGATTTGTGATTGGTATTGATCGTGCCAAGATGCGTCTTTATGATTGTGAGCAGAAAGCACAAGATGATCTGCTTGACAATAAGAAAGATGAAGAGTATGATTTTGAGGAAAGAAAACCAAAGAAATCATTTGAAGGATTCAAGTTCTGATATGGGACTAACTACTAGAGAATTGCAGTCACAACTTACTCAAGGTTGGACTCCAAGATATTTTGAAGTTTTGGACATTGAAGGTAATAAGTATTGTCAATGTGGATCTGAAGATGATGCACAAATGCTTTGTGAATTGAATCCTGGATTTACATTTTCAGTTCACTTTCTTCCACCAACTCCAAAAACAGTTAATGTTCCTCACGTAAGACTGGATGATGATTTACAACTTCCAGCACAACAAATTTTACCCCAAAGTGATCTACAACCTTTAAACTTATGACTATTGATTTGAATAAGTATGTTGAGTTTGTGAATACAACCACATCTCAACCCAGCAAAGAATATACATCCTTTATTGATCGTCTTATGGAACTTCGTGAAAATGAGTTCCCTACTGAACGCTTACTTACTGCTGCTGTAGGAATGTCTGCTGAAGCAGGTGAGTTTACTGAGATTATCAAGAAGATTATCTTTCAAGGTAAACCAGTAACTCAAGATAATGTTTTTCATCTGAAGCGAGAATTGGGTGATATTATGTGGTATGTTGCTCAAGCCTGTATTGGTCTTGACATTTCACTTGAAGAAGTAATTCAAATGAACTTTGAGAAACTGAGTGCTCGTTATCCTGAGGGTGCATTCAGTATTGAACATTCTGAAAATCGTAAGGAGGGAGATCTGTGAGTAAAGTAAGTATTGAACTGGACGTGCGTTCTGCAGCTGCAGTTCGCCAAGTCCTTTTTGAGGCACAAAAAGGATATACAAGAGACATTAATACAACTCCAACTCGCATCTTTGAACTTCGTGAAGTGATTGCTGATCTTGATGATGCAATTGGTTCTGTTGTTGAAGGGTGATTCTAACCTCCCTTTGGGAGGTTTTTTTATAAATATATGAAGGTACTCGTATAATTATAGACATGTCTGCAGCACTGCGTAGTTTTATGGAAGCATATAATGCTGTCCATAATCAAGAGGCAAGAGGAGAACTTTACGCAAAAAGAGATGAACTGAGTGAAATGGATTTCTCTCTCGTCTCTGATGTTGAGTTGGAAGAAATTGCTGAAATGGCTCTTCAGGAGTTATTTGAAAAAGGATTCTCTGTCAATCAAGCAGATGCCATCTTTGATAACTTGATCACAGAAGCAAAAGTAACTTATGGTCATGATACTGAGAGTGCGAGACAAGCAAAAGTTCAGAGACTGAAGGGTGCTCTGAAAGGTGCCATTGGCAAAGCAAGAATGAAATCAGCAAGAGGTGCTGTTGCTGCTTATGGTGCATATAGAAGTGCAAAGCAGACTGCTGACGATATTAGACGCAGAACAACACAAACTGCAAAGAATGTTTCAGCACAGACTGCTAAGAAAGCATCTGAAGCAAAGGCAGGTGTTAAGACTGGACTGAAAGGAATGATTAGGAAGGCAGCAGAAAAAGTTGCCTCTAAGGCGTCGGGAGTCGCCAAAAGGATGGATGAGCAGCATGTTGAAGAGGGACTGAAATCTGCAATTGCAGGAGCAGGATTGGCAGCAGCAGTTGCAGCTCATGGTGCAGGAAAGAAACCAGAAAAGTATACTCCAGCATCTCAGAGTGGTTCACAAGTAACTAGAACTGCACCTGCAAAATCAGGTAGTGAAGCTTGGGCAAAAGCACATCCTGGTCTTGCTGCAAAAGAGGCATCTACAAAGAAACCTGCTTCAGTTAAGAATCAACTCTCTGATATTCGTGATATGATTGCTCGTT